AAAACATCAAATAGTCGAGAAAGTAGACCGAAGGCAGAAAGCCCGTGGTGCCGCCATGCGTCAACGACATACTGAGCAGATACCGCTCCGTGCTGATGCCGGGGCCGACATAGATGCTGTTGTTGCGCTGGCCGATGAGTTGCGTGGCCTCAAGCGCGGTGCCAACGTATGCGTTGTAAGACGGGATGCCGCTGGCGACGCTGAAATCACCAAACGGGTTGGTCCCGAAACTACCGTAAACCGATGTGCGGATGAAATGCTGGATGTGATGCCGCCCTTGCTCAACGGCAGCAGCCACCTCGGCAACGCTTCTAAACGGCATCAGGGTTCTCCAGCGGGGCCCACTCCACCTCGTCAGGCGACCACTCCACGCCGCCGTCAGGATGTTCTAAGCACTGAGACAACTCGGTGTCGGTCAGCGTCAGCAGCTCACGGCAGTGAGCGCAGCGGTACACCACATCAATCAACCGTGGCAGTCATGGCACCAGCAGCGAACTGCGGCTGGATGCCGTTGGAGATCGACAGGCTGGCGTTGAGCGCACCTTTCAGCAGCAGATTTCCAGCACCAGTGGAGTCCGTGCCGATGCCGAAGTGCGTGGCTGTGGCGGTGCCGCCTGTGCATTGGCCGAACTGCACCAGCGCGGTGTTGGCGATGGTGGAGGTTGTCCGCGTCCAGCCGCCTGCCGTGCGGTTCACAGCCACGCGGGCGTAGCCGGTATAGCTGATCTCGTTGGTGCTCTGCGTGCCCGCCTCTCCAGGGTCTGCGCTGTGCAGCGAAATGTAAAACGAACCCGCCGTGGCAGAGTTCTGCAAGCCAGCAGCGTCCCCGATGTTCGCCCAGTCGGTGTTCAAAAACAGGAGGTCAAGGAGTGCCGCTTCGGCGGCGTTGGTCATGGACATGGTGTTTCCTTACGCCAAAAACTTGAGTTTGTAGATCGAGGATAGGTACTGTCCGACGATCTCGTCGATGATGTTCTGCAGCGGCGTGTCTTCTTTCTTGCACACGTCGTAGCGCATCTTTTCGATCTCGGACAGGGAGTCCTCCAAGAACTCCAAGATGTTGCCCGTCTTCTTGGCGCTCATCAAGGTGATCGGGCCGATCAGCCCATGTCTACCTTGGTACGCCTCCGCAAACTTGTCCGTCAAGTCCAAGATGTTGTCGTAGAACTCGTTGAGCGCCGAATGCTTGGAAAACGACCTGGTGTTCAGATGCACGCTGTGGGCCACGTCGCGGGCCAAAAACAGCGTGCCTACGAAGTCGGCGCAACTCATACCGGCACCCCCATCGGCTCGCCCATCGGCATTTCAGCCGCGCGCTGGTTGACCACCATGTCGCCGACCGTCATCACGTCGCGCAGCGTCTGCATGACGACCTCCTGCACCTGCTCAGGCTGCATGCCTGCAGCCATTGCCTGCAGTCGCCGTGTCTCGGCCTCGTATGCCTTGACCTCAGCGTCCGTCTCAGCCTTGAACTTGTCGATCTCCAGCTTCTGGGCTTCCATCGACTGATTGACGCGCTGCAGCATGCCAGCCATCTGCTCCATCTGAGCGGACATCGCCTGCATCTGCTGATTGGCGGCTTGCAGCGCCGGATTCTCGTCCGCGTCGCTCATGATCTGCGGGTCGATAGTCTTGGCGAACCGCTTGGCAAGCTCCTGCGCGCCAGGCCAGTCCATGTTCTTCACAAACAGGTCGCCGGCCACTGCCCACAGTTGCGGGTTGGTCTGCAGCAGTTGAGCCATCGCCTCCAGCGCCTCCTGACGTTTGGTCGCGTAGCCCGGACCCGTCACCACCACCACGTCGTACTTGCCGACGCTGGGGTTGTAGATCTTGTCGATCACGATGCCCTGCTGGTTGACGATCTTGCGCACCGGCTCAGGCTGCATGGGACTCATCTTGACCATGCTGGACTCGCCATCCTCGCCAATGATGCGAGCGATGCGTTCCGTGTCGTAGATCTTGGGGATCAGATCCACCAGTTGGCGAGTAACATGACGCACAGCCCGAGCCAGATTATCAACATAGTGGTACGTCCCCGTGTCGCCTTCACGCTGGCGGGCCAAGATGGCCTTGCCTGAGCGTTCGTTGCCTTCCAGGCCCAGCGAGGCGTTGTACTGCCCTGTGGTGCCCTTGATGTCTTCTGCGGCCCCCATCTTGGCCTGAATCAGGCCTGTCTGGGCCATCGGAGGCATGGCGCGCTGCGGCAGCGGCAACGTGTTGCCCGCGCCGTCCGTCACGTCAGGGTTGACCTCCAAATACGGCCAGTTCTGGGTGTTTGCAGTCTTCCACTGCGTTTCGTACCCTTCGAACTGCCCGCCGTAGCCGATGAACGGTGCCTTTGGAGCCAGCGCCAGCATCTCGGCCTCTTGGCTGGTCCAGTAGTTGTACATCCGCTGGGCGTCCTTGGCGTTGCGCACCAGCCCGGAGACGTACACCCGGCCATCGACCTCATACTCGTTGCCGACCACCCGCACCACAGGGATGTACTTGCCGGCCCACTCCTGCTCCTCAAGGATCTCGTAGCCGTTGATCTTGCACCACTTGATCTTTTTGCGGTCGGCTTGGCGCGAGCGGATCGGCTTGCCGAACATCGCCTTGAGCTCCTTGTCCTCAAACGACCCGGCAAACGCCGTCTGGTTGCCGGGGTACAGGTTCAGCGTGGCGGTGTCGTAATCGACGTAGAAGTACTCAGCGATGCGGATCGTGTCGTCGTTGATCCACTGGCTCAGGGACTGGTCGCCCACACCCAGACTCATCAGCGTGTTGGCCGGTGATGCCTTGGGGTACAGCCGGTGGTACTCCTCGCGGGTGATGTCCTCAGTGATGAAGCACCACTTGGCGTCAGCCCCGCAGGGGTCTTGAATCATCGGGTCCATGTAGACCGAGAACGAGTTGCGCACCCGCCCGATCTTGATGTCCTGATCAAAGGTGTTGTCGTCGCAGTACTCGGTCAGCAGCCGGATGTAGCCCTCGCCGAACGACACTTGGTTCTCGCAGGCCGTGTCGTAAGCCACGTCGGCGTCAGAGATGTACTCAATGTGCCGCACCACGCCGTCGAAGATCTCCGCGACCTCAATGTCGGCCTTGTCGTCGGCCGGGATCACCTTGCCGCTGGGGCGGTTCTGCCGCTGGTCGTTGGTGACCTGCCGGACGTGCTGCGGCAGCTTGTTGATCGTCAGGCACGGCCTGGCGTTGATCGTCTGCCCCTGCACCGCGCCGCGGGTGGCCAGAACGTCTGCTGGCCACTGCCACGCATTGTCAGGACTACCAGCGAAAAACTTGAGGTCGTCAAGCTCATCCTCACGGCTTTCGCCGTATGCGGCAATGGCTTGATTTAGTCGAGTGCGGGCCGTAGACAAAAGGTCTGCCTCAGACTTGTTTTTGCCGCCCCCGCCGTCAGCAACAGCGGCGGCAGCCGTAATGCCTGTGTAATCAGCCATTGAAAACGTTTCCTTTGCGCGTGTTTTCCCGACCGGGAATCACTTGCAAGTTCCAAGGAACGTGCAGACCTGAAACGCGCTGCCCTCGCAACGGTACCACATGGTCAACATGGTAGTCTAGCCCAACCCGACGCAACGCGGCGCAGTAAGTGTACACACACTCCAGTTCGAACTGCTCCGCATCGTTCAGCCACGACGGCATGCGCTCGTCTTTGGCGCTGCGGTAGTTCATTGTCCAAAGGTTGCGTAAGCCTTTGTTGCGGTTTCTGTAGTTGCGAGAATACGTTGCGGTCTTGTCTGGGTTGTTTTTGGCCCATTTTGCTATGGACGCCAAATACTTTTCTGGGTCGCGTTTTTTTATTGCCGCAGAGGCCGCATTTCCGCAAACGCAACACGTTTTGCTTTTTGTGTAGCGCTCGCCAACATGACCGTTTTTGCATGCCAAGCCGGTGAAATAGCGGGGTTGCCCCGTAGCCAGAGCTTCTGATCGCGTCATGCACCCATCCAACTCGCCGACATTTGGCTTCTGTCGCGCATTGTAAGCGTTCTGGGGCGCTCTACGCGCTCTCGGGAGGCCACGGGGAAGGCAAACGTCACCGCCAGCGCGTCAGCAGCGTCTGGAGAGGCCAATCCGCGGGCTTTCATGTCCTTTTTCGACTCCAGATAGAGCGTTCCGCTGCTGTCAGGCTTGGTTTTCGGCCCCGTCAGGTCCGTTTTGAGCTGCCGGTCCTCTTTGATGGCCGCGGTGCGCAACCAGTCGCGCATCGCGCCCCACATTTCGGCCCGTTTGTTGCCCCACATGACCTGGTTCTTGGCTTTCCAGCCAAAATTGACGCCGCGCACCTTATAACGCTGCTCGTTCAGCCTGTCAAGGATGCCGTACCCCAGCCCACCCTCGTCCAGCACCACCAGCGTCGGCTTGAAGTCCTCAATCGCTTCAATGACGTGCCCCACCACCGTCATGGTGTCGTCGCCGCGGTAGCGCCGGATCTCCACCAGGTCGCGGCCTTGCCTGACCACAATAACGGTGGAGTCCGCCCCGCTGCGCGCCGGGTCCACGCCGATCACGATGGGCGCTCCGGGGTCTTTGTACTTGGCGCGCTTGAACGCCTCATCCACCAGCCGCGGCGCGATGAACTGCTCGTCACCCGTTGACGGGAACTCGCCGTAGACCTCAATGCGGGCCTGCGGGCTGTCCTCGCCGTACTCCTCGATGATCTGCTCGTAGACGCTCTTGTCCGTGTCCTCGACCGTGCGCGCGTCGATCTGCCGCGTGTTCCAGAACGCCCGCTTGGCGTTGAAGCACTCGTAGAAGTACCCTTGGTTGCGCCGCGGGTTGCTGAACGCCAGCCAGAACCTGTGCGGCGTGTTCTCCGTGAAGAAGCCCTGAGCCACGTCCCAGATCGTGTCCGGTATGCCGCTGGCTTCGTCAAAGATCAGCAGCACGCCGTCTGAGTTGTGCAGGCCGGCGTAGGCGTCGGGGTTCTCCTCCGACCACAGCCGCCCCTCCGCGCCCCAGTACCGCGTGCCCTTGCGCAGGTCGCGCTCGACGATCTCGCTCAACCACTTGGCCGGCGTGATCCGTGTGGCGCTGATCTCCCACCAGTGGTTGTTGATCAGCATCGCCAGCCACTTCGTAATTTCGGCCCATGTGATGCTGCGGAGCTGCGCTTCGCTGTTGGCCGACACGATCACGCTCGCCCCGATGCGCGTGGTCAACATCCACACCACCAGCCAACTCACCAGCGCCGACTTACCGATGCCCCGACCTGACGCCGTGGCCATGCGAAGCACCTGGTAGGCGTCTATTGACCCGTTCTTGGCGATGTGGTCGCGGATGTCGCGCAGCACCTGACGCTGCCACCCTCGCGGCCCCTTGTGCTTGGCCAACGGCGTGCCGTTCTCGCCCCACGGGAACGCGAACAGGACGAACTTCTCAGGGTCGTTCGCTATCGCCGGACTCCAGAGCCTGGCCATCAAGCCTTGCTCTTGGTCCGCCGAA